CAGATTGTTTGGCGTAAACTAAAGAACAAACTACAAGACCTTAATTGGACCAAAAAGGTTAATGAAAGCGAACTGACTATCATATTAAAGAACGGTAGTCAGATTAGCCTTAAGGGCGCGGACAATGCTGATTCATTGCGTGGTGTGGGCTTGGACTTTATGGTAATGGATGAGTTTGCCGATGTAGAAGAAACAGCATGGACTGAAGTACTGCGTCCTACACTAGCAGACAAGCAGGGCAAGGCTTTGTTCATAGGCACACCAAAAGGCATTGGTAACTGGGCGCATGATCTTTACACAATGCCTTTAGACCAACCTACAGTATGGGCCAGCTTCCAATATACAACTATTGATGGTGGGCAAGTTAAACCAGAAGAAATACTAGCGGCCAAGCAGGACCTTGATGAGCGTACATTCCGTCAAGAGTTTATGGCAACATTTGAAACATATTCAGGTAGAATTTATTATGCGTTTGATCGCAAGTTAAATTGTATTGCTCCTGACTCTATAGACTTATCAGTAATATACATAGGCATGGACTTTAACATAGATCCTTGTAGTGCCTGTGTTGCTGTACGCCAAGGAGATGTATTGTATGTCATCGATGAAATCCGTATGTTTTCTTCTAACACCCAAGAGATTGTGGAAGAAATTAAAAGCAGGTACCCCAGTAGTAAAATCTGGATCTACCCAGACCCAGCAGGATCAGCAAGAAAAACCTCGGCTGGCGGCGCTACTGACCACACCATACTACAAAACGCAGGATTCATAGTTAAGAGTCCTAGAGCACATACACCTGTCAGAGATCGTATTAATGCTGTTAATTCAAGGCTAAGCGATGCAACCGGTATTAGGCGCTTGTTTATACATCCTAAGTGTAAATACACAATCGAAGGATTAGAGCGCCATACATATAAAGAAAATAGTTCACAGCCTGATAAAGATTCAGGCTATGATCACATGATGGATGCACTGGGCTATATGGTAGATTATATGTTCCCAGTACGCAGGGACATTGATCCTGCTACAAGAATACCAAAACGCTGGGGCCATGCCCTAGCTTAACAAGGAAAATATTATGGATGTTAGTCAAACACTAAGCACAGAAATAGCCGCAGTCATGAGTGCCAACAGGCTACAAGAAACATACTTGCCGCAATGGAAGTACTTGTTAGAAAGCTACTTAGGTGGTGAAGAGTACCGCAGAGCAGGGCATTTGACACGCTACCAATTAGAAACAGATGGGGAATACCAAGCCCGCTTGAAAGAAACCCCATTAGACAATCACTGCCAAAGCGTTATTAGTGTTTATAACAGTTTCCTTTTCCGTGAAGAACCTGACCGTGAATACTGTAGCATTGATCCATTGCCTGAACTACAAGACTTCTTAAATGATGCTGATATGGATGGCCGTAGTTTAGATGCATTCATGAAGGATGTTGCTACATGGAGCTCAGTGTTTGGCCATTGCTGGATTGTGCTAGCCAAGCCTAATGTTGGTGCTGTTACTATGGCAGATGAACAAGCTATGGGTGTGCGTCCATATGCATCATTGTTAACTCCCATGGTAGTACTAGACTGGAACTGGTCAAGACAACCAAGTGGACGCTTTGAATTAACTTATTTCAAGTACTTAGAAGATGTAAACGGTGACATCCGTACTGTTAAAGAATGGACTAAAGAAATGATCCGCACAACTATTGTGGACCTCAAGAATACACTAATCATAGAAGACATTTATGAAGTAAACGGTTTAGGCAAAATACCTGCTATTGTTTGCTACAATGGCCGTTCAACAGTACGCGGCATTGGTGTTAGTGACATTGCTGACATTGCTGATGCCCAGCGTTTTATCTACAACGCTACAAGTGAAGTAGCGCAGTCAATCCGTTTAGACAGCCATCCAAGTCTAGTTAAGACTCCTGAGACACAAGCAGGAATTGGTGCTGGCAGTTTAATACACATGCCTGAAAACATGGATCCGGGCCTTAAGCCATACTTGTTAGAGTTTAGTGGTGCTTCAGTCACTAGCATATACGAATCAATTGCCGCAACTATAAGTTCAATTGATAAAATGGCCAATACAGGCGCTGTTCGTGCTACTGAAAGCCGTTCAATGTCTGGTGTTGCTATGGAAACAGAATTCCAATTGCTCAATGCTAGACTAAGCGAAAAAGCAGACAATCTGGAACTTGCTGAAGAGCAGATGTGGAAACTATGGTGCGAGTACATGGGTTATGTATGGGAAGGTAGTATTGATTATCCCGGCAGTTTCAATATGCGTGATACCAGCAAAGAGATTGAACAACTACAAATTGCTGCCAATACTAATCCAGCAGATTCTAGGGTTAAAGCCGCAATTGATATGAAAATATTAGATTGGTTAGACTTAGATGAGGATGAGCTTAGAGCACTAGGCGACCCTCGTATCATAGCACCAAATACTGTGCCAGAAGAATACGATCAGTTTACACCGCACGATATGACTGACCCTGTGACGGGAGAAGTCCGTGCTGTTACTACTGTTGAAGAGCATGTTGTATTGGCAAACCAAGGTTGGATTCATAAGGAGATGTACTAATGGCATACGGAAAGAAAAAAGGCGGCGGTAAGAAGCCTCCTAAAAAGTACTAACACGGGAGCGAATCGTGGCATTAACACTAGCAGAACAGTTAATAATTAACAGTCAGTCAACATTAAAGAAGGTTGAAATATATTCCCCCCCTGTTGAGGAAGATACTGTTATCCAGGAAGAAAATACAGACCCAACCCCTGGATAACAGCCTTTTCTAAGCTGTTTTACTACGAACTATATAAATACTCAACAATACTCTAAAGGGAGGCGAGCTTACTATGAGCGATACAAACATAGGCAATGAAAACGCAACTGATGCGGCTGAATTAGATTTAGGAAATCAGGCACAAGCAACTAAAACTTATAGTCAAGATGAAGTAGACAATATGATGGCCCGTATGCGTGGCTCATTAGAAAAGAAACTTCTGAAACCATATGCAGACTTGGGTGATCCTGAAGAACTTCGTTCAATTAAAACAGGAACAAGCAATCAAGCGTGGCGAGTTCGAAAGAACACTACAAGAATTAGCGGCTAAAAAGGATTCCGAAATCCAAAAAAGAGATAGCATTATTCAAGAATACAAAGTTAATGTGCCTATCCTTAGTGCCGCGGCCAAGCATAACGCTGTGAATGCGGAACAGGTAAAAGCATTATTAAGTAACCAAGTAAGAATGAATATGGATGGTGATGTAGAAGTAGTAGACGGTAAAGGTAGTGTCCGATACAACGATAAGGGTGAACCTATTGGTGTTGACGATTTAGTGCGAGAATTCTTGGATTCGAATCCGCACTTCAAACTAGCAAGCCCAAGCACTACTAATACGAAGTCAAGTATCTCTGGAGGGACTAGCGGAAAATTAGATATATCTAAATTAGATATGACTAAACCAGAACATCGGAAGCTATATGCGGAACACCGCAAAGCTAACGGTATAGCCTAATTACTAAAGGAGAATTATTATGGCCGGTTCAACAACAACAACTTTAAACGACCTATTGCCAGCTATTGTAGCTGAAGCAATGTTCGTAGCAAACGAGCGTTCTATTATGCGCGGTCTCGTAAAGAATTATACACTTGGCGCAGGCCAAGGTAAGACAGTAACAGTTCCAATCTATCCTCAAGTGTCAGCAGCCGCTATCACTGAAGGTGACATTGTTTCTAACACTGATGTTTCAACTTCAGGCGCAACATTAACTGTTGCTACTAACGCAATCCGTACTATGGTTTCTGACTTGTCAGTTGCTAGTTCTTCTAGCAATGTAGTTGCTGACCTAGGCCGTTTATTCGGTGAAGGTATTGCTCGTAAGATTGACAAAGACTTAACAGCTTTGTTCGCTGGTTTCTCAGCTGGTGTAGGTGACTATACTGGTGCGGCAACTGCGGCTTCAATCTTTAATAGCGTAGCTAAATTGCGTGGTGCTGGTGTTGGCATGGACGGTATGGTTTGTGTATTACACCCAGAAGTTGCTTATGACTTAAAAGCCGCATTGACATTAGGTGGTTCAACTGCCGCGTTCTCAATGGGTGCTTACAGTGAAGTTGGTAACGAAGCAATGCGTCAAGGTTATGTAATGCAATTAGCTGGTATTCCAATTTATGAAACAGCTAACATTGACTATGTAACTAACGCTGGTGACTTCCCAGGCGCTGTGTTCCATCGTGATGCTTTAGGACTTGCTTTAATTGGTGATGTTCAAATTGAAACAGCTCGTCGTATTGATTACTTGTCTACAGAAATCGTAGCAAGTTGCCATTATGGTGTTGGTGAACTTCAAGATGCATTAGGTCGTTATTTGAAGTTTGATAGCTCATTGAGTTAATCGGAGAATAGAGATGGCTTTCATTAACAACGGAACAACTGTAATCAGTTTTGCTGAGTACCAAGATGTAGTGGATCGTGATTCACGACTTTTTGATACTAATGAAAGCCTGTCTGAAGATGTAGTAGAACCTTTACTTGAAAGAGCTACAGAACGCATCCTTACAAAGATGCGTTCTACTAGCTGGTGGTTTAGTTATTACGCCAAGCGTGATACTACTAATACTACCCTTAACACCTCCGCAGATATTCCAGCATTAGATCCAGAACGAATCAAAGCAAGACAGAATGACTTTACTGACCTTTGTGTTTACACAGCACTTAGTGAATTTATCCTGCCAAAGATTGCTGACTTCGGCACTGAGGACAATGCAGAGCGTCAAAAGATGGGTTACTATGCTCAAAAAAGCACAGGCTTATTTGATGAACTTATATCAGCAGGTGACTGGTACGATTTCGATGATAGCGGCACAATCGCTAGCGGAGAAAAGAGTCCCGGCTATTCTAATTTAAGAAGAGTAAGATGAGAGAAGAGATTCTAGACTATCTAAAAGGGTTAAAGTTGAAAAACTTTAACATCAGCGATGAGTTACCGTTTAGTAATTCAGGTACAGCAATGTATTTGAAAAATCTCAAGCGTGTGTATGTAGACTTAGAACAAGTGACTAATGAACCATTCATACAATTACTTGGCGACTACAACATTGACTCTGAACTACATTCAGTCAGACTTTATTTTTCAACAGACGCAAAACAGCTTCCATCAGATTATAGTACAACAGTATCTGACATAAGGCTAGCTAAAGGTGTTACGACTACGGAGAATTATTTCCGTAGAGAAGTTAACAACTCAACTAGTTTTGAAAACGATCTAATGATTACTGAATTTGAATTCAGATTTACCAAACTAACAACATAAGGAGCCTAATATGGCATATATTTCACCAGCACCGGGTACAGCAAGTCAAGTTGTACTTAAGGTCGAATTAAGTGGAACATCCGGTTGGACTACAGCCTTAACAGTACCTGGACTACAGAACATTACTGTTAACGCTGCCAATGATGTATTCACATGGAGTCAACTTGACACAACAGCCAAGCAACAAGTGGCAACAACTTCAACAAACAGCTTAGGAATGAGCTTGGTTGTTGATGATGCTACCTTCTTCGGCACAACACTGAACGCAGGTCAAACTGACACAGTGGCATTACAAGGACTTATGGGTCTAAGCCGTAACAAAACTAAAATCAAATTTAGTTTGAAGATGGTTGAAAACTCAAGCTCAGACCGTTACTTGTCTGGCGTTGGATACATAACTGGTCTAGCACCAACTGTATCTGCTGACAGCCCTGTATGGGTAACACCTATTACTATTACAGTAAGTGGTGAGTACGCAGTAGCCGCAACAGAGTCTTAATCTAAGTTAGATAAGCGAATAGGGTCTTTATTGACCCTATTTTCTTTTCAGCAGGTAAATATGAGTGGAGACAGATTTATGGATATTTTAGATCAAAAGACCGATGATGAATTACTGCGTAGCCTAATAGCAGAACTAGCTAAAACTAGCAATGAATTAAGGTGCGCTAAACAAGATTTAGAAAAAGTAACCGGGCGACTAAGTTTCGCTTTAGCAGTTACTAACAAACTGATTAACAGACAAGGAGATTAACAGATGAAATTATCACAACTATCAGCAAAACCCCAACTAATTAAAATGGTTATTGACGACAAAGAAATCATCAAAGAATTCGGTGAGGCTATTGAATTCTGGACATGGGATCGCCAACCATTAGATACATTTATGAAACTAGCTAGCTCAAGCCAAAATGATGCTAGTAAAATGATTGACATTGTTAAAACACTTATCCTTGATGAAAATGGTAAGGAAGTTATACAAGGCGATAACATGTTGCCAAGTGGAGTATTACTTAAGGTTATTGGTAAAATTGTAGATTTATTGGGAAAGTAATTGGCGAGGATCCTGACTGGGAAGACCAGGATGTAATGATGATACTAACACTAAACAACCTTGCCGAGAAGTATAAGTGTTTGCCAAGCGAAGTGTTAGTTAGAGGTACAACATTTGACTTATATGTGCTTGATGTTAGTACCAAATGGATTAATTACCAACAGGCTAAAGCTGATGGTACAGTACCAAAGGAAAAACTTCCTAGCCAATCCGAAATGTTGGCTATGATTAAACAAGCAAGGGGCGAAGTATGAGTATTGAATTTAAAGTACAATTTTCAGCAAAAACAACCTTAGATAAATTAAAAGGTGTTAGGAACCAATTGGCAAAACTGCCGGTTGACTCGTATAATTACTGGGTTTCTATTACACCTGTTGATACTGGAAATGCTCGCCGTAATACAACTCTAAGGGGTTCCGACATACGGGCTGATTATCCATATGCACAGCGCCTTGATACTGGATGGAGTAAACAATATGGTGGTAAAGGTATGACTGAGCCAACTAAAAAATACATCCGTGATAGAGTACGCCAGATTACTGGTCAACAATTAACTGGAAAGAAATAATATGGCCGATACCATTATATTAAGTGCTGATGCAAATCCTGCGATTAGAGAATTAGATAGACTTTCTAAAAGGCTTGATACACTTTCAAACGAATTTAAAGATAAGTTTGGTAAGATGGCAGACCATGCCAAGACCCTTGGAGCGGCATTAGTTGCTACAGGTGTTGCTGTTGCCGCATACGCTGATGATATTAGCGATATTGCTTCAGCTAACTCTGTTGCTATTGAACAAGTCCTTGGCCTAAGTAAAGCCTTGGTTGCCAACGGTGGCAAGGCTGAGAATGTCGGCAAGATGTTCCAGACCATGAGCAATAAGATTGAAGAAGCCAACGGTGGCAATCTTAAGTCATTAAACACATTCAATAGGCTAGGTGTTAGCATTGGCGAACTTGGCAGGCTTAGTAATACAGAATTAAAAGATAAACTACTGGCAAACCTAGCGGCCATTAAAGATCCAATTGAGCGTAATGCATTAGCAATGGATATTTTTGGTAAGAGTTTAGTTGGTGTTGATATTGAAAAGTTTGCGGCCGCACAAAAGCAAGCTGTTGAAGATATGAGACCCTATGCTGGTGCTATTGAAACTGCTGGCGCCGCTTGGGATAATATTGTTGGTATTCTTGGCAAGATAAAACTAGCATTTGCCGAAGCATTCCAACCAATCTTTTGGTTACTATCTAAGTTACCATTTAGTATTGATGCGGCTGTTGTTGGATTTAGATTACTAGGCATTGGCGTTGCTTTAGTTGCGGCCCCAGCAGTACT